AACTGCCATGAATCTTTATAATAAGTTCCAGCGGTGTCGGTGTAATAATACCAGCCTGTGGAATCTTGACCCCATCCAATAGTGGTTGTACTTGATTTAACGGTTGTGGTAGATTCTCGCCACAATTTAACCCCTAAAGAATATTTATAATCCCCATTTTGCTTAATATTATATGACCACGATTCAACACTAAATGTATTGTTTACGTATTTATCACTAGCCCCCGTAATAGTTAGGCATATGGGTTCTACATTTGCAACACTATCATTAATTAAATTAATTATTTCAAGTGCATTTACTTTGCTTTTACAGTAATAATGTTTACTAGCATCAGCGGGCAACCAGTCTGTTAATGTAAATGTATATAATCCTTGTTGCTCTATAAAATTAAAAGTGCCATTATTATATGTTTCAAATTCTTCATTTTTAACATTCGTAGAAAGTGAAGGTAATTCAGCGGGTATTGTTGGAAATTGTAACACTTTTGTTTTTTTATAATCTGATATAAATATATTTGTACTCAATGTTTACACCTCCACTTTCTATTGGTTCAATAATCCAGTTCTAATTTTTTGTGCTATAAACTCACCAGCTTGATTAAAAAATTCTTCTGTGCCCACATTTCCATTAAAATAAATATGAACATCACCGCCACCATTACCGCCCATTGCTTTTTGTGTTTCACTTGCGGTACTCACTTTACTTCCAGCGGGTAAATTAACTAATTCTCTGCCATGCTCTCCAACTATAACGGAACCGCCCTTCCAATAATGCGTTCCTGTAGCCTTATAGCTAGTATTATCATCTGTATCATTTGAACTTGGAACATTTCCTGCTGAATTGGTATTAAAAGCATTTTCAGTATTGGTATTTTGAGAATTTTCTTGAGTTGTGTAGGCATTTGCTTTTTTATCTTCCATCTTGGTACCATTCCATTTAGTTAACCAGTCCCAAGCTTTGGATATTGCATCTGTAATATCAGTCCAATGTTTTGCAATTTCATATAACAATCCAGTAAATGGGTTCATATTCACAATAAATTCAGCTACTGGATTGTTTTTTAACTTGTCCCATGTAGTTGAAATCCATGTGCAAATATCTTGCCAGTGTTGTATTACTTCATATATTGCAAAACCTAACAACTCGATTCCAAGTATAACAACACCTATGATATTTGCATCCATTGCACCATTTACCCCCCATTGTGCTAATGCCCATAAATCAGTCCAACCTTGAATAGCTTGAATTGCAATTTTTACACCTTCGAATGCTTTTGAAGTTAACGCAACCGCCTTTATCTGTAATTCAGTGAGGAATAATCCAAGCTTCCATCCCGCAACCGCTAAAGTTATTCCTTCAACAAGTGGCTTAATTGTTCCCCAATGGTCATTAATAAAATTAAATGCATCAGTTGCGATTTTTAAAACATCATTAATAATGCCCTTATTACCTTCAAAAGCACCTTGTAACGCTGGTAATACGGTCTTAACTAGGTTCATTATCTTTGGTTCTAAATCATCATAAATTGTTTTACCTAATTTAAAGATTGATTCAATACAATCTAAAAAAGCACCTTTGTTATTATCAACAAAAGTTTTAATATTATTGAACACATCACCAGCAATTGTTTTTATTTTCCCAAACGATTCAATAAATCCATCTTTTAAATTTGCAAGGGTTGGTTGTGCGGTTGTCCATAAATCAGTAAGAACTGGTAGTACCTCATTTGTGAAAATGTCCATCACTGTAGTTACAACATTACCCACTTCATTAAATACACTTGTAAAAATTGCTTTTATATTTGGCATCTGTGCAACTGCAAATGAGTATATATTGAATAGCACTGGTATAAACTTCTCACCAATGCTCTTTTGAATACCCTTAAAAGCATTTTGCATGATTATAATTTTTCCCGGTAACGTATCTCCGATTGCTTTCGCACTTCCTCCGAACTCCTTTTGTAATTCTTGAAGCATGATTTTTTGAGCTCCTAATGTATTTCCAGATTTAACCATTGCCGCAACTTGGTTTTTTTGTTCTTCTGTAAATGTTACACCCTGTTTTGTCAACTTAGTGAGTCCCGTTGCTGGGTCATTCAATGCTTTACCAAGTGTCATTGCTGATGCAGTTACGTCTTGACCTAGTGCGGTACTCATATCAAGCATTGTTGTAGTAACGTCGGGTAATATGTCTTTACCTAAACCAGTAAATGTTAAAAGAAGATTTTCACCCGCTAAAACTGCACCTTTTCCATATGTTGTATATGAACCATATGAACCAGCTAGTTCTAATATTGCATCCTTTGACATTCCACACGCATCATTAGTAGATGTTAAAACCGCCCCTAATTGTGCTAAACCCGTTTCACTAGCTTTCGCCATTTCGACTCCATCTTTTACATAATTAAAAACCGCTTTAACTCCTACATATGTTCCAGCAATACCAAGAATTGAACCTGCAATATTTTTAAAGGAACTACTAGCACCATTTGCAAATGATGATATTATTGATTTACTACTCGCAACTTGTTTAGTAAATGCGTTCGTATTTGCGGTTGTATTCTTGATTGTAGAACTAAAATTATCTTTCAAATTGAGTATGGTGGATATCGTTTTACTTGCCATATTTTATAAATTCACCTCCCTAAGTATAGATTTCCATTTCATTTTTTCTTCGTTATAATGTTCTTCTCTTGCACAATGTAAAAACACTCTTTCTACATAATCCATGTTCAATAAATCTTCTAATTTATGACCATGAACTACATAAAAAGCAATTAAGTTTGTTTCTGCATCATGCTCGATTAGTTTTTTATTTCTGCTTCAACATTTTTATTTGATAATAAAGTGTTAAATTGGTTCATTATTTCTTGTACGTCAGTTATATCAAATAACACTCTTGTAACGTCTAACGGGTCTTTAACTTCTAATCCATCTTGAACGTCTTGTGTTTGTAATTCGGCACAACATTTATAAATTAATTTTCTATTTGCTTCTAAATTAACTTTTAAATCGGTATTATCTCCGATTGAATTCGCATATTCAAGTATTAAATCCTCACTTGGATTACTTAAAGTAATTGTTTTACCCATGCTTGTTACATACACGTCAATTGTTTTATCTTTCGCTTCTGATTTCTTAATCTTCTTTGCTATAAAATCATTTAATGTAGCCTTTTCCCTTACTACTGCCACCGCTTCATTTGTTATTACTGTATTTTCTTCCATTGTAATTCCTCCATTTATTTAAATTTTAATTATTTTCTTATTAATAAAAGGCACTCGTTTGAGTGCCTAATTGGTTATATTGTTTCTAATACGTCATATTTTGAAAACTTGAAGGGAAATTCTTCTTCAAGCATTTTACTAGCTTCAAAAGATGCCAACGCAAACTCGGTTATAACTACCCCTTCTATAGATGTTCTTTCGCTATTTCCCGTACTAACATCAGTCAACTTAGTTATGATTTTTATAGTTGGCATTACTCCGCTTTTATAAGCATCAGCAACCATCTTAAAGACGGTTGAATCTATCTTTTTGCATGTAAATGTACCTTCTCCACTCCATCCCGAATATGATTGATAAGTCGAATTGTCATTGCAAAAATTCACATCTTCAAACTTTCCTTTTACCTTAGCATCAATTTTAACCATAGTGGCTAATTCACTGCCATTGAACCACATTGTACCGTCTTTACCTTTTAGAATTTTATTTACTATTGCTTGATTAGCCATTTAAATACCCCCTTAAAATAAAGAGATATCAAAATTTAGGTTTTCCATTGAACCTAATACTTTGATATCTCCACTTAAAAATATACTTCTTTTAAATGCGGTCTTTTTAACGACTGCATCAGTCCATGAACTCGCTTCTGTCTTACCACTTGATACCCATGCTGCACGTTGCTTAGCTACGCTAATACTAGCCACATTTGCATATTCACCATCAAGAACATCATCGTCAGCAATACTAGCTAAATAGCCATTTACTGCACTAATAAATAACACTTGATTATCATACTTATTTTTGTAATTACCTAAATAAGTATTTTTAAATACATTCGATATATCATCGTTGATTAAGTCCATAGCTTCAATTATGTCAATGAATTTCATATCTTCCGTTAGGGTTGTACCATTGGTTGTTGTCATTGAGTTAATACCAAGTGCAATCCTAACATCTGACCCATCGTTGAATAATATAAAGTGACCAGCTTGAAGTGCGATATCTCTGTCAGCAACTTCTTCAACATGCTTCAAATTAGAACATATATAGTAAGTTGAACCCCTTAAAATGTTACATGATGCTAAGATACCAATTAATGTTGGTGTATATTTTTCTCCAGTTACTTCACCACGTCCATCAGTATCAACAAATGTTACTTTATCATTGTAAAAATTTACAATGTGTCGACAATCTGTTGTGACTGCTTTATAAGTAACCGCCTTGTAAGATTTTTTTAATAGTTCTTGTGTTTTAATCCATGATGCTAAGGTGTTAAAATCTGCATTTGTACCATCAGCAATAGTAATCCAACCTTCTGACACATTTCGTATTACTGTCAGTAAACCGTCACCAATTGCTCCAGCATCACCAATGTTAATCACTACTACCTTATTTAATGCATAACCAAAAATATCAGTAATGTATTGATAATTAGTTGTTGTGTATAATGCTTCATCGGCACTTAATGCGGTTATATCAGCATATTCGATATAAGTTCTCGCCCCAACTGTATCATCACGAACTATTATTACTGCAATTCCTCGCTCTGACCTAGATATCAAGCTAGTTGATAATTGTTCAAAAGCTATTTCTATTAGTGGCATCCCAATTGTCATAATTTATTCCTCACTTTCTAAAGTAAAATCTAATTCTTCCATCATTTCGTATTCTGTTGGGTCTAGTATTAACTCGTCTATTTCTTCAATCGAATATAATTCAAAAGAAAAATCTAACACGCTATTAACAACGTTGGTTGTTATTCCATCGTTAATAATCGGCATGTAAAAAGAATCTGTTATTTTTACATCATTTAAAAAAGCATTTTCTAATATGTCTTGCATTTTTAAATTATCAATTTTATATTTGACCTTATCTTTTGCAAAAAAATAAACCCTCACAGTGAGCGTTCTTTCTTTGTGTTTATAATTTAATTTGTCTGATTTATTATCATCCATATTAATCTTAATAGATGGTCTTATAATTCCCTCGTTATCTTCTGCAACAATTGGAACGGTACTAAAATCAGTCCCTATTAATGCACTTTCTATAGTGGTTTTTACACCCTCATAAATATCAATTAAAGTTATTATAAAAAGCACCTCCAATTAAATATTTTTTACTACAACGTCATAAACAAAGGTTTCACAATTTAACACATATTCATTATTAAAACTGCTTAACGCTTTTTCCATAAAGTGGTAACCTGGTACAAATGATTCACTTCCATCACGATTAACGTGTACAAAACCATTATTCAACATTCCACCTAAAGAATATTTTTTACCCGCTTTATTAATTACGGTTGTCCCGTTGTATGCTCTAACACTCAATGCACCATCATATTTGTAAACTTTACCAGCTTTAAATCCAGTCAAAGTATATTTAGCAAACTCTTTGATACCCGACCCAACACCGCACGAACTATATTCTGCTTTATTTTTTTTAGATAATAAAGCACCTTGTTTCTTAATGAACTTTTTTGATTCTTTCGGCATCTTATCATTTGCAATTGCTAACATATCCGTACTAAATTTTGATAATTCAGATATGTCAAAACCGTCTTCACTCATTACTCACACCACCAATAAATCACAATCATTATCAATTACTAATGTGCATAGTATTTCAATACTATCTCGAAATTTATAGTTAGGTTGAAAAAAATTAATATCAAATCTCAACTTACCATCGTACATAAAATACATGTCATTGGTAAGATTTTTTATTGAGTTTGCTCGTATGGTAAGCTTGTGTGATACCTCCGAATATGTCGAACTGTCTTCGCTGGTTTTTACTTGTCCACTGGTTGGTATTATTTCCGACCAAATAGTTTTAATCTTTTGATACTCCCAATCCTTCTCTTTCAACTCATTTAATATTTCTACTTTGGCATATACATCAATTCTGTTTCGGAGTCTATCCCCTAACCCATTCACGATATTATACCCACGGTCGAATATTGTAATTGCATCATGATTGATTGTAATGTAAATCTAACCTTGTCATTAGTCTTATTCGCTTGCATCATTTCTCTATTTTCAAACCATTCCATAATTAGAACCCTACCATATATCCTAGCTAACGCATTAGTATTATCGTATGTGTTTCCAGTCGCATTTTTTAAATATGCAATAGCACCATCAATTAAAACTTGGATATCGGCATCTTCATCATCATAGTCAATCTTTAACCATGCTTTCGCTTCTTCCAATGTAATCATAAATAACTCCTTTCTTAATCAAGAAAAGTAACAACTTACATTGTTACTTTTCACTAATTAATTTATGAACTTATTACACTAAAGGAGAATAAAGGGCACACGCTGACTTAGTATCAAATATCTTTGTTGTTAATGCTCCAATCACTCTCATTCCTGTAGCATCTTCGTCAAAGTATCTGCTTCTATCAGTTTCAACTTGGAATCCTTCCAGTTCAAACATTCTCATTGCTTGTTGTAAATTACCGATTATGATAGGGAATTGTGAAACGGTATTAATAGTTGCGTTTAATAAATGTCTATCGTCAAATACTACAATTTCCTTTCCAGCATATCTGTAAACTGCTGGATTTGTAATATCGGGTTGTAAATATCTTCTACCTTGCTTATCTTCTAAACCGATAAGATAGTTGAAACCACTTTGATTAGTGTATATTCTACATTCAGCGGTTTTTGCGATTGCAATAGGTA